TAAATCGCCAGAGGGAACAGTCATAATTGATGGTGCGGATACTCCACCGATAGTAAGAGATAACCCGCAGACAGATAATTTATTAAATAGGGCTACGAGTGAGTCCTCGATCCCGTTGAGGTTACCCTGATTGTCGTACAGCGGAGTCGTAAGGGTTAAACGAAACCGAGCAGTCGGGCTGATATTCCACTGATTGTTATTAGCAACGATGTAAGGATCGTTAGGCGAAATGATAAGGCTGTTAGCCAGAATGGTTGCAGGCGGAAACTCGAAAGTCTGCCATCTAGTGTTATCTACTAGAGCAGTTGCTAGAGTGTTGCGCAGTGTTGTGATCGCTACTGTCATCCGACCATACTCCGAGGATCTAGCGCATGAGCGATTAAACCTCTTACCTTAGCCAACAGGCTAGAGCCCATTTTCCAAGGTGAGGGCTGGAAGTCTGGTGATACGCCGCCACTAGATGTAGTTTGTCGCGCCTGCCAGATATCTACAGCGATTTCGAGCGCGGCTAATTGGATCGCGCTATCTAAAGTCCAGTCTGTGTTACTTGTAATTGTCACGATGCCATAAGGCACGACTGCGTGTTTTGTCTTGGCAGTTGGAGTGCCAGTAATCGCAAAACTAATGCTATCTGTACCTACTGCAGTAATTGTCTTTGAGCCGTTGAAATGAGACTCGTTATTTGAAATTACTACTGTTTGACCTACATAAAAAATATCTGTAACTACTTGATCAAAATAAAGTGTTCCCACAGTTGTAGTATTGCTATGAGCTACATTGAAAACAGTATTTGACCATAACATTGGGATAAGGACTGCATCTGCGGCATCGCATGCTTCTTGAAGCGTTGCATCTGGATACAGCGTACCGACACCGAGAGCTGATCTAAGCTCGGCTACTGTGCAGAGTGACATCCTTATACCTTTCTATAGACTGGAGGGGGCAAGGGCTATGCCCCCTCCAGCGACTTGATAGTTTCTAACTGATTAAGTTAGGTTGAAGCGGCGTACGCCTCCGCCGAAGATTGGCGCGATTGCGTAGTAACCATAGACAGCCACCTGTAGCTGTCCGTTAGCTAGTGCCTGCACCTGTAGAGTTGTCTTAGGTGCTTCGTACCAGCGGAAAGCCTCTGGTGAGATGATGAAAGCTGACTCATCGATCTTTGTAGTAACTGTCATGTGTGGATCTACTGCTAGACCGAGACCTAGGACATTTCCTACGATTGATTGACCTGATACAACACCTGCAGCGTTTGATGGCTGAGCAGCGTTGAATAGAGGGCGATATGTTGTATCTTCTGCAGCCATGATCTCTGACCACCATGCAGTATTTACAACAAGGTTCTTTGCAAACTTTCCAGATGCTGAGTAAGCTGCTGGAGTTTCTGTAGCAATGAATGACTTCAGACCAGCGATAGTTGCAGCTGTTGTAGCAGCCTGAGTACCAGATGCTGTAAATGCTGCGATAACTGCCTGATCGCAATACTTAGCGTATGCATCATTGAGCTCACGAATTAACTGATCATAAAATGCCGGCGAAGATCGGTCGAGGAGCTCCCAGCTGATGGTTTGAATCCCGGACGCTTTCTTAACATCGACAGTAATGTAGCTTGAAGCCATCTCAGTACCACCGAGTGCGCCGTTTTCAGCTTCGATTGTAACTGTCGGAGCAGTTGTGATCTTTGGAAGTGTAAAGGACATTCCAGATGCAGGCAATACGCCTTGTGAAATGCTATCAACCGCTGGACGGCCAGAGATTGTATTTGTTGCGAACTCTGCCATGTGCTGAGGCAAAGTAAGACCTGTATTTGTAGATGTGTCATCTGCGGCGCGAACTACGCGGCGAGCTTCATCGTCACCCATCGCTGCCTTGATGTTAGCTTCTAGATATTGTCCTGCTGTTAGTGGCGCAACGCGCTCACGAACCTGAGTTACTGCAACAGTTGGACGAGCAGCTTCAACCGCTGCTGCCTCTACTGGTGCTGCAACTGTCTCTGGAGTATTCTCCACAGCTGTCTCGCTTTCTGTTTGTGTGTTTTCTTCTACAACCTCTGGAGTTTCCTCGGCTGCAACATCGATAACCTGAGCTGACTTAAATGCTGGCTCTGTTACCAAACTTACTTCAAACAATTTAGCGGATGAAACATGCATCACGCCTAGTTTGTTTTTTGCTTTCAATACTTCAACTCCTACAGAAAGTCCCGATTGCAAACCTTCCTCTGCAAGGATTAAAGCCTCAGTACCGCGATTAGAGCGGCTAATCTTGAATGAAGCGAAAATCTGACCGCTTTCATCTGTAGTAAAAGATGTAGCCTTTCCTAAAGGTTGCTTCATGTCATGCTGATTTAATAATTTAATAGTCTTTGGATCTTCTGGGAGTGCGATTGAGTTAGCCTCAAACACAACGCGCCCTGCTGAAGTGTTACCCACTTCGCCTGTTCCCGCTGGCACAATTTTGCCAGAGATCGTGCGCTCCTCAACATTGGCAGTGATTTCAGCTGAGAAAGTAAGGATCTGATTATCCATTACATCCCTCCATTTCCGTTAGGTGTTAAGTCAGTCATCTCCATCGCCTGATTTACATCGATCAAACCTAGAGCTAACATCTTTTCAATTACTAGCAACTCATCCATTGGATTTGCTCGTAAAAATGACTTGTCTAAATCGAAGCGCACTTCGTTGCCATTGGCTGTTATGTCGTTCATTGACAAGCGATCCTCAATAGCAGAGATAAAAGGCTGCAAGGTTAGAGATACAAATTGCTTACGGCTATCTAATAGATTTGAGTAAGTCATCGAATTATTTGCATCTGCAGAAAGATAAAAAGCATCGACATTACATAAACGAGCGATTTGTGTCGCATAATCTTGCTTGGCTTCGTTGTACATCATTTCTTTAGGTGAAAATGATGCTGGGTTATATTCCAGAGTAGAAGTTAAATATGCAGTGCTGCGATTTTGTCGCGCTGTTTTCCATGCAGAGAGCAAACCTTGAACCTCTTTAGGATCTAGATCAGCTCCAGTATTTTTAATATATCCAGTAGCCATTGGAGTAGATGCTGCGATTTGAGATGATCGTTCCAGATCGATCGCAGCTTGTAACACTCGACCACCAGAGGTAAGGATGCCATCGGATAAGGCTTGAAAGGTAACCATGTCATTCATTGATACAGCGACACCATCGACTAAATAACCTTCGATAGATTGTGCATCTTGAGAATATTGAGGAGTAACGCGATGATGTGCTAACCACTCAAAACGAGCTGGTCTGCCATCCTCTTGATAGCGTTCAGTAACGCGCCAATAACTAACACCAAAAAATAGGAGGTTATCAACTGTGTAAGCGATCGTCACTGATCGAGGTTGATTGAAACAAGGTTGATCCATCCATACTGGCTTGCCTAATTCTTCGCCAGTTGATTTACGATAAAGCTCTAAAGGCATTGAGGCAATAGTGCCTGCGATTAAATTGCGAGAGCGCACGACAGATGGAACAGATAAAGCGGATGATCGAGTTACCTCTGTGAAATAACTGTAGGTATATGGATCACCTAAATTTTGAGGGGCGTATTGCGCTAGTACGGATGGCTTAGTATTTGTCGGTGCATCGTTTTTGCGAAATAAACCCATAGACAAATACTACCACATTTGTCTAGTAATTTGACAATTTAGCCAAAAGTGTCTAGGTAAATATCTGGGGTTTCGATTGAGGCTTAGATAGGTTATAAACGACCATGGCTAGGCTAATAGGGGCGGCTACCGACCCTGCTGACTTTCTGCGGATAATTCTCCAGCTGGAGTCATTAGATTTTGCCGCGCAGTTATTCATCTGGGTATCGAGGATTTCCTGCCCTTGATGAACTACGCGCCGATTATCGATGTACTCCTTAAAAGTCGCGCAAGCGGTGTAAAACTGAGCCCCTGAGCAGTCCTCTACCATAACTCCAGCATTAGAGAGCCTATTAGCCACTACATCCGAGGTGTACTTATCATAAAGGACTAGGCGCGGTTTATACATATCACACCACGCTTTAGTCTCTACGGCGATCTGAAGCTCATCGACTGCGATATGGCTTTCCCATGTCTGGACTAAGGCTAAACCTATTCGCCCATCTGGGAGTATCTGCCCACATACTAGGGCGGCTGATCTCTTAGTATGATCGATGTCCAGTCCGAACATTGTATAAGCACCGACTGACATAACTAACTCATTATCGGCTAAGTCCTCCCAGCTGTTAGGAGTCCAAGGGCTCGACTCGCTGGAAATCCATTGACATAGGGTCTCTGTCCGAGCAGTTGCCACGCTAGAGGTAGCGATCGTCTCCTCAATAGCCTCCTCCGTGATTAGGTAGCCTAAAGAGGGGTTAGCTAGAGCCCATGCTTCACGATCCCAGATGTCACAGTATGCAGGTGCTGAGTATTCATAGAAACCTAAAGACTTAGGCGGGTAACTAAGGCATCTATCATGCAGGTCATTAAGTACGGTCGAGAAAGCTGAGCCAGCGTTAGATGTAAACAGTCTCTGGCTATTCTTTCGAGCGATAGTCACCGATTTAGCCGCATCCATAGCGACCTCGGATACTTCTCGCAGCTCATCGATCCAGAGAAAATCGCAGGTACGACCACGCGCTCCATCTGAGGTAGCCGCAGCTACTTCTATCTGAGCCCCAGTAGCAAGGATAATGCGCTCATCGCCATTAGTCCTACGGATACCCTTTTTAACATCCCCATCTTTTAACTGGACTCTGAGGAAATCGTTACGCTCGATTATGTCTGCCATGATATTAAAGGACTTCATAGCCATAGAGCGGTTAGATGACATTATGAGGATGTCTTTCTCACCGAAACAGAATAAGCCCGCTAAAACACGCATACGGGCTAAATGAGACTTTCCAGACTGTCTCGACACCAATAAAAGCGAGGTCTTGCGGATAAACATCCCATCCTTATCTACGCCGCACATATCATCGAGTATGAGCTTCTGCCATGCCAATAAAGGCTGTCCTATCTGCTCTGCGAGCTGTGCGATCTCATCACCGCGAGTTTTACCTTTAAGCCATGGACTGTGAAGCCTAGGCTCTAATGCCCCTCGTAGCGGCTTGGGCTTTTTAGGCTTATCTGTCATCGATTTAGGTTAGGTCGGCTAAGCATAGGACTGGCTGGGATCGTTGTGGTCGTGTTCGGGGAAACATAGTCCGA